TGCACAGACAAAGCTAACCACCAATTGTTCGCTGGTGTCGGAACACCCTCCCTGTCTACCACCTCTATGAGCCCGGACTGATAGTTATTGCGCCCGAGCCCGACAGGGCCGTGGTTATTGCTTTATGGCATGATCATAGCACGGACTGCATCTCCCGCAGCGTTCTTCAACAGCCGTGGTACTCCAGTCTCCTTCACAAAGTCCCAAACATTCTGCAACACTTGTTCCATGTGAGTCTCATTTTCATAGAGCTCATCAGAGATAGCAAGGTAGTCAGAAATAAGGTTCATTTGTGAAGCGGACACCTCCGACTGCTGCATCCACCAAGCAGTGGAAGAAGTTTTAACAGCGATAGAGAACGAATTCACCTGAGTGATGCACCCACTGTAGGTTGCACCAGCTTCGGGGGCTGAGAGCTTGATGACAAACACCAATGCCCCCTGCGTTGGCAATGCGGGGGCATAGCAATTGGTGTTGTTGGCATCTTGCTCATCAACAGCCCAGCTGGTCTGGTAATCCAACCAATCAGGGTTGCCAGGACTCAAGTGCTTATACGCACCCTTATCGAAGTTGATTTGCTTCTTACCACTGGCAGCAAGAACATTAGCCGGGTTAAGGAATGGGCGCCAATCAACATTGGGGGGTATCCTGTAAGTATAACAGATACCACCCTTAGCAATGTCGGGCGCCACATTCTTCAACAAAGCTGCAACCCCAGTCGAGGCCACAGCTTGCCATGTGGAATATTGAGCAGGTAGGGGGTCGACCTCTCGCATAACAAAGTCTCCCACCACCGTAGACGCCGTAGTCCCGCAAGTGTCAGTCAAATTTACTTGACAACTGACAATGGGGATAGAGGTGTCCACAGGGTTCGCTCCATTCATCACAGCACTAACTGACCAAAGGCACCTATAGAACTGCATGGTGCCGTTGACCTGATTTGCCAACCACTTGGCCTGCAAGCGACCAAAAGGGAAGGCAAAGTTTGTACCTGGTGAAATGGCCGGAGACTGTTCGTCGATAGTCTGCCAGGTCCCATCCTGCCAATTCTCCACCCTCATGTTGAGGGCTGCGGTGGTCCATTGTGGAATGGTCCGATCCAGGAAAGGCGTAGTGCCTGTCGAGGATCCAATAGGAGTGCCGAAGAAATTGATCTCCGTCGTGACCCACTGCCCACTCACCTGGATGTCTTTAAACACCCAGGGAATGACGTGGGACTCACCCATCGTGAGGTAAGGCCTAGGCCCCTTTCCCAACAGTGCAGGATCAGTGTTGGATTGCCACTGTCCCGCAGTGTAGGTCATAGGAGTGAAAGCCTTTCCCAGGTCCATAAATGGACTTTCGCTTCCAACCGCT